ATGAGGAAAACCCCAGGAACGGGGGGGAACCGGGGAACCTGCCCATGCCAAGGACGTTTCCGTGTTGGGAGGGGGGGAACCGGGGGGGGAACCGGGGGGGTATGAGGCTTCCCGTCCCCGCCGGCGGCGCCCTGTTGGCCTCCCGATGAAGAGGAGGCAGCAGCACGACGAGGCCCTCCTCCGGCTGCTCCGGCGCGGGAGGCCCCCGGCGCCCCCCGAGCCCCCCGAGCCCCCCGGCGCGCGCGACCTCGTCCTCCTGGGGCTCCAGGACGTCCCCGCGGCGCGCCGGGAGCTGGCCCGGGGGATCTGCCGGGAGTCCTTCCGGCGCTTCGTCGGCATGGCCTGGCCCGTGCTCCACCCGTCGACCCCCCTCGTGGGCGGGAGGGTCTTCGACGCCCTGTGCGGCGCCCTCCAGGCGGTCACGGAGGGGAAGGTCGCGAGGCTGCTCGTGAACGTCCCGCCCGGGTTCAGCAAGTCGATGCTCGTGAACGTCATGTGGCCCGCGTGGGAGTGGGGCCCGCGCGGCCTGCCGCACCACCGCTTCATCAGCGCCTCGTACGAGCTGGGGCTGGCGACGGACAGCCTCCGACAGTCTCGCGACCTGATGCTCTCCGCGTGGTACCAGGACCTGTGGCCGGTCACCATGAAGAGCGACGCGAACGAGAAGTGCCTCGTTCGCGGGACGCAGGTGCTGATGGCGGACGGCACGCTGCGCGGGATCGAGGACCTGCGACCCGGGGATCGCGTGCAGTCGTCGGACGGGACCCGCGTCGTGCCCGACGAGGTCCTGCACGTGGTCGACACGGGAACGCCCGAGGTCTTCCGGGTGACCCTCTCCGACGGGACGGTCGTCGCCGGGACGGCGCGGCATCGCCTGTACGGGTGGGACGGGTGGGTGCGGGTCGCGGACCTGAGGCCTGGCGACCCCCTCTCGGTCGCGCGCCGGACCATGTCGCAGGCGGGCGACCTGGCGGCCGACGATGCCTTCCTCCTGGCGCTGTGGCTGGCGGAGGGTTCCAAATCCAAGGGCGCGACCAGCTACTCGGTATCCGCCACCGCCGCGCCGCTCGTCGCCCGGCTCGGGGAGGTCGCCGCGCGCAGGGGATGGCGGGTCCATCCGCTTGACGACGTGTCGTTGCTGGTCTCCGCCGGCGGCCGGCAGAAAGGCGATACCCCCCTGAACCTGCTGCGGCGGCATGGCGCCTGGGGCCAGCGCACCGACACGATCCGCGTTCCGGCCGCCGTGTTCTCGGCGCGCGACGACGTCGTGCGCGAGTTCGTCGGGACCTACCTGGCATGCGACGGCTGCGTCTCGGCCGGGAAGAGCTACGCCGTCATCTTCAGCTCCGCCAGCGAGCGGATGGCGCGCGACCTCATGCTGCTGCTGAGGCGGCTCGGGGTCCAGTCCTTCCTGCGGCAACGGCCTGCTGGCTATCGAAAAAACGATGCCTGGCACAAGTGCAAGGACGAATGGCGGCTTACGATCGCTGCCGGGTCGATATGCTGGCTCGCGTCCCTGCCGGCCTACCACAAGCAGGACAAGCTCGCGCGCCTCGTCCGCCACGTCGCCGGGCGCGACGAGAGCGGGCCTGCCGTGCCGCCGACCTGGCGCGCGAGCCTGTTACGGTCGATCGGATGGCATCAGGCCTCCGGTCACCGGATCTCGCCAAGCCCCAGCGGTTGGTCGACGCGGCGACGCGTGGCCGAGGCGGCTCGGCTTGAGGGCAACGTCGACCTCCTGGCCAAGCTGGACGGCGACCTTGACTGGCGCGCCGTGGTCTCGGTCGAGTCGATCGGTAGGGTCCAGACCTATGACGTCCAGACCAGGGTCTACAACGCCTTCTTCGCGGAGGGCGTGATGAGCCACAACACCCTGTACGCCAACACCGGGACGGGGTGGCGCAAGGCGTCCTCGGTCGGCGGGGCGCTGACCGGGTACCGGGCCCACCGCGTGATCGTGGACGACCCGCACGACCTCAAGCGTGCCGAGTCGGACGTCGACCGCGAGATCGCGCTGCGCTGGTGGACCCAGACGATCCCGACCCGGTTCTGCGACCCGAACCACCCCGTCTACGTCCTCATCATGCAGCGCCTGCACGTCAGCGACGTCTCGGGACACGTCCTGGAGAGGACCCCCGACGGCTGGGCCAAGATGATCCTCCCGATGGAGTACGACCCCGACCGGAAATGCTCGATCCCGGAGATCGGGTTCGAGGACTGGAGGACCCGGCCCGGCGAGCTCCTCTGGCCCGAGCGCTTCTCGGCGGACGCCGTCCGCCGGCTGAGGCACGACATGATGAGCCACGGCGGCTCCTACGCGGTGGCCGGCCAGCTCCAGCAGAGGCCGATCCCCATGGAGGGCGGCATGTTCCGGGGACTCCCGCAGCGCGCTCCCGAGTCTCCCGGGGGCGGCGCCTGCGTCCGGGGATGGGACCTCGCGGCGACCGAGGGCGGGGGAGACTACACCGTCGGCGTGCTGGTCCGCGTGGCCCGGGACCGGGTCTGGATCGAGGACGAGGTGAGGCTCCAGGGATCCGCGAACGAGGTGCGCGAGGCGATCAGGGCCACGGCCCTGCGCGACGGCCCCATGGTCCCGATCTCGATCCCGCAGGATCCGGGCCAGGCCGGCAAGGCGCAGGTCGCGGACCTGGCCAGCCTCCTCGCCGGCTACGACGTCCGCTTCAGCCTGGAGAGCGGGTCCAAGCAGGACCGCGCCCGCCCGCTCGCGGCCCAGTGGGAGGCCGGGAACGTCACGGTGCTCGACCGGCCGTGGGCCGACTCCCTCGTCCGCGAGGTGGGCCTCTTCCCCGGCGGCCGGAAGGACCGCGTCGACGCGCTCTCGCGCGCGTACGCGTACCTCCTGGCCCGGGCGCGCGGGACGCCCGCGACCTCGACCCGCGCCGGCTGGGTGGTCAGCGCCGAGGACGTCGGCGACCCCTGAATCGTTCGTTCCTTGTCTGCCCCCGCCGCGGCCCTATAGTCAAGAGACCCCATGGCCGACTCCCTGCTCCTCGGCGTGCCCCGTATCGGGTTCCGCCCGTTCATGGTCGAGGGCGCCCCCGGCGTGGCCAGCTACTCCGGCTTCCTCGTCGAGCAGGAGAAGGACGCCTCCCTCCAGGGGCTCAACAAGTACCTGACCTTCTCCGACGTCCTGGCGAACGTCGCGATAGTCAGCGCCGGGGTCCACCTGTTCCTGAACCTGGTCGCCAAGGCCGAGTGGACGGCCCAGCCGGCGGACGCGAGCCCGGAGGCCCTGGAGAAGGCCCGCTTCGTGGAGTCGGTCTTCGGCGACCTGAAGAAGCCGTGGTCGCGCGTCGTGAAGAGGGCCGCGATGGCGAAGTTCTACGGGTTCGCGATCCTGGAGTGGACCGCGAAGCTCCGCGACGACGGCCTGGTCGGGTTCCTGTCCGTGGACTCCCGATCCCAGTCCACCATCGAGAGGTGGGACCTGTCCCCGACCGGCGACGTCCTCGGCATCGTGCAGCGGTCTCCCCAGGACCAGCGCGAGATATACGTCCCGCGCCAGAAGCTGGTCCACGTGGTGGACGACAGCATCCACGACTCTCCCGAGGGCCTGGGCCTGCTCCGCCACGTGGTCAAGGCGACGAAGCGCCTGGAGCGGTACGAGCTGCTGGAGGCGTGGGGCTACGAGACCGACCTGCGCGGCATCCCGATCGGCCGCGGGCCCCTGATGGCCCTGGAGCAGCTGGTGGCGAAGCACGAGCTGTCCGAGGCGCAGGCCACGGCGCTCCTGAAGCCGCTCAGCGACTTCATCAAGAAGCACAACAAGAGTCCGGCGCTCGGCATGATGATCGACTCCAGCCCCTACCGCGCGGGCGGGGAGGTCCAGGCCCCCAGCTCCGTGCCCCAGTGGAACGTCGAGCTGCTGCGCGGCGAGGGCGGCCCCCACGCCGAGGTCGCGGCCGCGATCGAGCGGACGAACCGCGAGATCGCGCGCGTCCTCGGCGTCGAGCACCTCCTCCTGGGCGGGAGCGATCGCGGGTCCTTCGCGATGGCGTCCAGCAAGAGCCAGGCGTTCGGGATGATCGTCGACTCGGCCCTGACCGAGCTGCGGCAGGCGTTCGACAAGGACCTCCTGGACCCGCTCTGGGCCCTGAACGGGTGGGACCCGGCCCTCAAGCCGAAGCTGGTGACCTCGCAGGCGCAGTACCGCGACGTCGAGGAGATCACCGGCGCCCTGAAGGACATTGCCCAGGCCGGCGCGCCGCTGGTGCCCGGGGATCCCGTGGTCAACCAGGTCCGGGCGTTCGTCGGGCTCGTCCCGACCCCCGCGGACCAGGATCTCGCGCTCCCCCCGGAGGACGAGTCGGGCGAGTTCCCCCCGGACGAGCTCCCCCCTGACGAGGAGGGCGCATGACCGACCCCCGATGCCCGTACTGCGGGCGCCCCGTGCTGGGCACGTTCGTGTCCGGGTACGGGGGGCGCTACCACCCCGAGTGCTGCACGTTCCCCCCGTCCCTGACCCCCCCCCCCCCCCCCCCCCCCCCCCCCCCCCCCCCCCCCCCCCCCCCCCCCCCGGGGAGGCCCCCCCCCCCCCGCCCCCCCCCCCCCGGGGCGGGGGGGAAC